GTTAGGCCATGAATCTTATTACACATTTAGAACTAGGTACGCTATCATGAGAACGGCTAACTTTGGTGGTAGATCTGTACAGATTGTAGTTGGTTATAGAAACCTAGATGAGCTGTCAGAAAAACTAAAAGCATTTTCATACAGAGTATTAAAAGATGAGTGTCTAGACCTGCCTAAGAAAACGTTTATGAAACGTACAGTGTCCCTGACGCCTGATCAATTAAAAGTATATAAAGAAATGAGTAGGCTTGCGCTTGCTAGTTTCAATGGCAAGATGATGACTACAGCTACAGTGTTGACTCAACTAATGAGATTGCAGCAGATAACTTGTGGTAATTTTATTGCTGATGACGGCACCATGCACGAGCTAGCTACCAATAGACTACCAGAACTAATGGACCTATTAGATGAGATAGAAGGTAAAGTCGTTATCTGGGCTAACTTTCAAAGAGATGTGCATAGAATTATAGAAGCAATCAATAAAGAATATGGTCCTGATAGCTTTGTTGACTACTATGGTTTGACTCCACAGGAAGATAGGCAGAAGAATATTAAGAAGTTTCAAGACCCTAATTCTAAGGTTAAATTCTTCATTGGCACCACACAAACAGGTGGTTATGGTATTACGCTGACAGCTGCTAGCACTATGATATACTATTCTAATGGTTATGACCTGGAGAAAAGACAGCAATCAGAGGCTAGGATTGATCGTATAGGTCAAGAAAGACCTATGACTTACATAGATATTATATGTGAGAATACTGTTGACACAAGGATAGTAAAGGCTTTACGTAAGAAAGTTAACATCGCAACACAAATAATGGGAGAGGAGTTAAAAGAATGGATCTAAGACCTGGAGTAGTTATAAGAATGGGACTATGGGTAAGTCTTGTTATGTGTTTGTTGTGGATGTTAAACTAGATCTTTTGCTTTTCCAATCACAGGCTTGTATTTAGTTTTACCTTCTGACTTGTATGCATGTAAGAATTGTTTTCTTGGTTGGTCAGTAGTATAGCTGCAATGTATCCACCCACTGTTTGGTTCACCCGGAGTGTAGAACTCCAATATCAATTGATCGTAGTCTAGGTTTTTGTTAATCCAGTCAGCTAGCTCTGCATTGTCTGTGCCCATTACTTCAAAATCTGCCGCCTCTGCTTTTGCATGTTGGCTGTTTACTGAGCTACCGATCTTTATACACAACTGCTCTGAACGAAATCCGCTAGTCACTTTTACTCTACCGAAGTGGTCACGTACCGGCTGTAAAATATTTTCACAAAGTGCTTTTAGTTTTTCTATTTGACCTGAGTTTGGATTGTTATTGATGTCCAACCTGACAGCAGTATCTGATTTAATAAGTTCTTGAAGTGTAAAGTTACGTGATAAATTCATGATTCTCCTAGTTAATTAATTTTTCCAGCACGAAGAGCACAGCAGTTCCCGCAGCTGCTAAGAGAACCCAATAGACTTTGTCTATCTTACCGCCCAACTTCTCGACATCTTCGTGCAAATGTTTCAGGTGATTATTTTTGATTTGATGTAAATCTTTTTTCACGCCTGTTACATGTCCGTAAAGCGATATTATATGTTCTCTAGTATTTTTAGGTTCTATTGCCATAATTAGTTTTGGTTGAAAAGTATTGCAAGTTTCTGTTCAGTAGTCAAGTTGTTAAAATTACTGTTATTAACTGTACTTGATACTAATCTACTATCAATACTAGGTAAATTTAACGTGTTTGGTGTTACTGGTGTTTCTTGTGCACTAGGTAGTAGTGGGTTTTCAAAGAATGGAAACTCTGGTTCATTTAAAGAAGTAGCAGCTAGCTGTCTTTGTATGTTAGCAATAACAGCTTGAGCAGATATAAATGGATTTACTTCTCCTATTTTTGCAGCATTCTCTGCAAACGCTTGTTGTATTTCTACAGAAATATTTATAGGTCTAAAAACATTGTTATTTATAGACCCTACTTCTACTGCTGAAATTCTATCTGTAGCACTATTAAATCCAGATTGTGTAATACCTAAAGTTTTTGCAGCATCTAAATCTAATTTAAAATTTTTTCTTACATCAAACAAAGCTCTGTTTGCATTTATATATGCATCTACTATTTCATATGGTTGTACATCTCCACCACGTAGAGCTTCTCTAGTAAATAATGATCTAGATTCCCTAACCCCTCTTTGATAATCAGCTACTTTGTATTTTAAAGTTCTATCTGGATTTACTGCTACAGTTCTAAATCCAAACAAACCTGCAAACTCATCACCAAATTCATAAGTCTGTCCATATTTATCAAACTTACCTTTTTGTAAAACATCAACAGACTCAATAGATTGATCTAATCTTTTTAATTGATTAAGAGAGAATGGCATTTGTGCTTCTACTAGGTGACCCATAATCTTATAGGCTTTGTCCCCTGCAGTATCCTGTGGATTAAATACTTGGAAACCGTCTCTAGTTCTACCGCCTCTGGCTAATATATCAACTACAGCCTCTGTCCAGATAGACTCTGATATAAATGGTTGTGCAAACTCTGACATTGATGAAAACATACCTGCAATAAAATCGTCCATAATACCATCTTCATCAGTTCTACCGTCTGATACAGAATTTATTACAGTTTGAATAGGTCTAACCAAAGTATCGTAAGCATTAGCATGACTAAAATCTATGTATTTAAAATCACCATTCTCATCTTTTATAGGTAATAGTGTAGAATTTTTGGACCAGTCAGCTACATATCTTCTAAGAGCTTCTCTTTCTTCATCTGTTACGTTATATAATGCAGCGAACGCTTCTGCTGTTGCAGCTGGAACAGCTAGTGTAGTAGCACCCATACCAAATAATCTAGTATATCCTATGCTTTGAAAAGGTTTTATTACTTGTCCGTTAGGTAAAATAATTTCTTCGTTTATTTCTTTTAGTGCACGTCTTACAATATTTGTACCAGTTCTAGCTATCTCTGCAGGAAACGATACGAAATTACCAACAGGTAATTTTCTTAAACCTTTTACAAAATCAGATACATAATCATAGTTTGGTATATTATTTTTTACAATGTCTGCTGCTTCTTTTTCTAAGAAATCACTATCAAACACCACCTCTCTACCATTTCTAGTAAACGTTTGTCCTCTAGTTAAACCAGCATTTGCAAGAGTTTTCTCTAATCTTTTCTGTTCCATAGCCCATGAAGCTATTTTCCAAAAGTCGTCCTCAGCTGTATATAAATCTTGTGATACCGCTTTTAATTTTGACAATGGTTTTAATAACATTCTAAAACCTTTGTCTGCTGTCATTGTTTCACCAAAGTTTACATCTTCAAGCAATCTTGTTAGGTCTCCTAGTCTTACGTTATTATTTACAACACCAAGTTTTAAAAGTTTTTCATACAGATCGTTCTGCATTCTTGTTCCTTTTAATGGTGTTTGTAATGCTTGATACGCCTGTTTGATTGCTTCTCCATCAGGTATAATACCATTTGCTGTTGCAAAAAAACTAGCACTAACAAAGTTCCTCATGTGTGTGACTGGTGATAAAATTGTTTTAGCTACCTGTGATAAACCTTTTGGATATAAAACTAAACTTTGATATAGCTGTCCTATCATCCCCGGTTCCTGTTGCGTAATTCCTGTGTCTTTTAACGCCTTAGCAACACCAGGTCGTGCAAAGAACTGTGATTCTGAAAAAGGATTTGTTGCAGCTGCTGCTTCTCCTCTTCTTTCAAGAAGCTCTCTTCTTGTTTCTTTTTTAGCTGCCTTACCTGCATCAACAGTTAATTTCTTACCAGGATCAATAACCTCTACTAATTGATAATCTGTGCCAAATAATTCTCTGGCTTCATCCTCACTTCTAGCCAAAAAAGGTTTTACATTACTCTGTCCTGATCTAAATAATTCTGCAACTTCGTCATTCTTTTTTAATAAGTCTCTGTAAAACATATTACGTCTTGTAAGCATGGATAGTTTTGCAGTAGCACCTATGATCGTTTGCATAGGGTTTCTTTGTTTACCAAATAGTTCTTCAAATACTTCTCTATCTGCTTTTGATTTTATTTCACCAATAGATACCAGTGGCTGCGCAGTTCTTCTTTGTAGGGTTTCATCTAATACTGTTCTATTGACAAAAAAATCTGGCACTTTAAATATAACATCAGATGGCTTATCTAATCTAAAACCTTTAGGAAGGCTAGGATCTTTTAATGCATTGGCTACTATTTGTTCTGCTTCTAAATCTTCAAGAATTTTTCCAGGGTTAGCTTCTGCATAACTTTCTTTAAATACAGTTTTTGCTCTTTCAATTGCTTCTCGTGTAGGTTCGTATCGCATAAAAGGCAGTATACTTTTGTTTTGAAATACATCGTAAGTTGCACCAATATAATTTTTAAATTTGTTACCAAATAATTTTTTGAATTCTGCTATCTCATTCTTACCTAGTGTTCTTCCTAAATTAGAAAAAAGATCAGCCCACCTGTCTCTGATAGTTGTAAGGCTACCAAAAATAGTACCAATAGTATCCTCATTTACTTTTAAATCTTGTAGTTTTTTAAGTAACGCTTCTTTTTTTGTTTGGTCTAATGCACCAAACTTTGCATAACCAAGGTCATCTATTTGTGCATCACCAGACAATAATAAATCATTAATTTCTTTTAATAACTTGTCTCTTTCTTTTTGATTAACTCTATTAGCTATGTTTCTAAATGGTGGAAATATCTTATCAATAGATAAATCTAACTCTCTTGATATATTTTTTGCAGCAACAGCATCTGCAGATCTTTCACCAATATTAGTTCTTTCTACATCAAAAAATTCTTGTGTCTTACCACTTCTAGCTCTGAACCCTGATGCAATTTTATCTATAAATCTATCTATCTTATCGTTTGAATCTGTAATGTTTTTATTTCTGTTGGTTAGTTTTTTAATAACTTTACCTGTACCTGCAATTACGCCTGTAAACAATGCACCCTCTGTACCAAACTTAACTCTGTTTAGTAAGTCTTGCAAAGGATCATCAGACTCTCTATCTATTTCTGTGGGTCCACCAATAAGATCTCCAAACGTACCAATCTGTTCTACGTCACCTACAAATGTTGCTTCACCAACACCTCCCCCTAGTGCACCACCAATAAATCTATTAGTCTTACCTTTATTATTTAATTCTAAAACTTCGTCACCTAATTTTTTTACATCTTTTGTAGCCTTAAAATATTTACCAGTTCTTGCAGCTTTCATTGCATCAACTGCTATTTTAGATCCTACTCTAAACCCTGCAGTAGCAGGTATACCTATATTAACTAATGCTTCTGTTATCTGACCGGCAACAGTTGCTTCTGCTTTCTCATCTAATGTTGTAAGATCATCAAAGAATGCTTCTACTCTAGCGGCTCTATTCTGATCAACACCCAAGTCTAGTAGTGTTGCACCTAATGAAAAGAAACCTTTTGGTATTGCAAGAAGACCCGAACCTACACCAGCTAGTATAGATTCTATTGTTCCTATTTTTTGATTTTCGTTTGCTTCAGCTAATCTTAATTCTCGTAATGTGGCCATGGATTACTCCTAACCTATTATTGAATCTAAGCTCACAGGTGCTATTTCGTTTCCTCTTTTTATGAAAGCTTTTTTGTTTACCACATATAAACCATCGTCAGCACCAGAGTATTTCTCTATGAAGAAATCTATCTCATCTTTGTTTTTATTACTCTTAAACCATTTTTGATATTCATCATCGGGTATAGTTCCTGAAACATCTGTTCCTTTAGAGTCTATCATAGAAGCGATGTCACCACTTGTTATAGTAGATGATTTACCTTGAGCTGCTGAAGCAGCAACAATGTCTGCAACAGAAGTTGCTCCAGCTAATTTTTTAGCTAAAGGATCATTTGGATTTTCTTTAATAAATTTAATTTGTTCTTGGAAAGATGTTAACTTACCTTTGTTAATATCTTTTTCAATCTCACCTTTAAGAACAGCAGCATCAATTTGACGTTTTAGATCTGTAGATTTATCTAAGTTTTTAGATATAGCTGATATGATTGCAGATTGTAAATTACCTGACTTAATATTACCTTTAAGATCTCCGCCTTGCTCTTGTATAATTCTACTTGCATCAATTAATGAGTCATAAGTTGCTTCTTTATTTAATTTATCTACACCCATTAATTTATAATATTTTTGTTTTGTTTCATTTATTCTATCTTCATTTATTTTCTTTTTTTCATCTTCGGAAAGTTTGTCTGACTTAGTATCTACATCTCCTACAGGTTTTTCTTTTGTAAGATTATCTACTCTTTTTAATTTTGTATTATCTTCTTTTGTTTCTACAGATTTTTTACCAGTTTCAAATGGATCTGCGAAAGGTATTATAGCATTAGCATATGATTTCAAAAGATCTGGAGTCATTTCAGCTAAACCTTTTGCACCTTTAACACCTGTTTCTAAAGCAAAAGCACCTCCAGGTAACGCTACACTTAATGGGTTTTGTCTAATAAAAGAACCAACTCTAAAACCTGCTCCTTTTCCTGCTAATAATTGTTCTGGGCCCATTTTACCTACTGCAGCACCTTTTCCTGATAAGCCAGCCCTTGGTGTAAATATATCTAAAAATCTTTTTCCAGCTCCTAAGTTTTGTGACAAAGGTGTATATGCTCTTGCTGCTCTAAAGCCTCTATAAGCTGCAGGTAAAAATCTTGCAGCTGCTGCAAGTCCAGCACCTATTAAAGGTATTGCATAACCACCTCTGCCTGTCTCATCTTTTGGTGCAAGTGGACTACCAACAGTATTGATAGCTTGTGGTTCTTTCATACCAGACATGATACCCTCTTTAATAGGGCCGCCGTTTTTAAACATAGGTCTATTTAATGGTTTCATTATGTTCTATTACCGTATAGTTTACCAAATATTCCAGCGATACCTGTCGCTGTGCTTAATGCTGTAGCAAGTGGAGAAGCACCTCCCATATCTACTGGAGCTGGTGCAGAACCAAATCCTGCAAGTCTACCAAGACCAGCACCATATTGGTCAAGTCTTCCCATAGGTTCATAAGCACCTGTTCTTGCTGCTTGTGCATCTGCTTGTAATTGTGCTTGTGTAATACCTTGTCTAAATGCACCAAGATTACCTAATGCAGATACATCTTGACCTAAAGATCCTCTTTGGAAATTAGACAGACCCATTTGTTGAGCTGCTAGTGCTCCTTGATTTTGAAAGTTTTGTTGTGCTAAATTTTGTGCTTGTGTAAATCCTTGTTGTTGTAACTGTGCAAGTAGTGATGCTCTGTTTCTTAAATTACTTGCATCATATTCTGCCATCTGTACACCTTCTCTACCACCACCAAAAGCTCCCGCTGTTGCTGCCTGGTCCCTGATCCCTTGTCTGCCCATAGCGGCTTGTCGATCAAAGTCTTGTAGAGTTGTGTCAATAACCTGTTGTTGAAAAGGTGACATAAACTGTTGAAATGCTTGTGGCCCAGTCGATGCCGCTTGTTGTCCTACAGCAGCTTGTGCTGCCGTTAAAAATGGTTGATAAGATCCAACACCTGATGTTGCAAGATTAATTGCTTGCGTTTGCATTGGGTCTTCACCAGCAACAAATTGTCTACCGGTAAATTTAGTAGTATCTATAGGTACAGAAGTTGCTGCCGTTAACTGTTTGGCAAAATCTTTTGACGTATCTTTTAAATAATCTGGTAATGACATTATGCTAATCTACCCTCCAACATTTGTGCTTGATCGAACATTGCTTGCGCAGGATTCATACCTTGCGATTCTTCAGATATAGTACCACCTGCCTCTAAATTGTCCATCATGTTTTGCATAACTTCAGCGCCTTTGTCTATATCGCCACCGCCTGCATTCCTTACAGCATCTGCTGTAAATACAAATTCATTTTTGCTAAGTCTAGCCGGCACATCGTCCGCTCTCTCTTCAGCTCCTAGTGGTACGAAACCACCTTCTCTGTAATCTTTTTCAAAGCCACCTAAATCCATTAGGCCACCTTCTGCTTTACCTATTCTGCCACCATAAGCTTTCTGTTCTAATAAACTAAAAAGATTATTTACTTCATTTGGATCAGCTTCCATAATAGTTGCTATTGAATCAAGATCCATCCCTCTGTTTTTCATATCTATAATTTGAGCAATTTGATCTTCATCAAAGTTTGTTCCAAATCCTGATTTTACTATAAATTCTTTAGCTTTTTCTTCGTCACCTCTTAAATTAGCTGAGACTTGACCACTTTTTATTTGACCTAGAGCTGACAAAAAATTATCTAAAAAACTAGGTTTTTCTCCAGCATAACTACCTGGTCCATCTACAACTCCTCTTTTAGGTGTATCTAAACTAGCTAGTCCACCACCAGCAGCATAAAAGTTTCTTACAAATTTTGGTTGTGGTAAAAATCTTAAACTTGGGTCTTGATTTCTAGCTTGTGCAACTATATTTGAAATACTATCGGGCGTTTCTGTAAATGATGTTTCTGGTTCTACTTCTTCTTCGTCACCACCCATAAAGAACGGTAATGCTGTTGCTAATGCACCACCACCTAATAAAAGTTTTTTTCCTAAAGGTAAATTTTTAAAAGCACTTACACCTTTACCTAATAATCCAAATAACCCAGAACCACTAGTGGCTTGTGGGCCTAATTGAGTTGCAAAACTTCCTAATAAGGGTTTTGCAAACCCAGCGCCTCTTAGACCTGCAAAAGGACCTAGTCCTCCTGCATACATACCTAGGCCACCTATAATAGCAGCTTTACCTATTGGTGATTTAACAATTTTCTTTACAGCACGTTTAGCTTTCTTTACAATCTTACCTAGAAAATAGCCCTGTCTAGGTTCTTCTAGTGTCATGATTCCGCCACCGGCACGTAATTGTCTTGGTATTTGCATTCTAGATATTGCCATAATTTAGTCTAAATCCTCTTTGTATAGTGTTTTTAAGCTATAATCAATCATATATATCGACTAGATCTACTAGTCCTCCATCCATAAAATAAGCTCCTTTACCAAATCCAGGACCAGCAACACTAACACCCTGTCGTTCTTTAGCAGCAGTTTGCTCTTTCCAAGAGCCACCACCTCCGTCGCCACCGCCAGAGTCTTGTTGAACTTGATTACTAAATGCTCCTGCAGCTGCATCTGCCTCTCTAGTTCTAGCTCTTTGTTCTTTTAATTTTTGAGCTTCTATTTGTTTTTGTGCAGCAGCTTCTATTTCTTTAGCTCTTAATTTATTAACATAATCTATTACTTGAGTTTGTCTAAATTTATTTCTTTTTCCTAACTCTGCTAATGCAGCAGGATCTAATCCTAATAAATCATCTTCACTATATCCAAAGTTTTTAGCTATTTCAGCTATTTCATTTTTCATACGCTCTGTATAATTAGCAGTTTTACCAAATAAAGTTTTACCACCAGTGAACACACCAAACTGATCTCTACCAGTTCCCTGACCAAATCCAGCATTGTCTACTGCAAATCTACTTCTATCACTTCTATCTCTATTTCCACCTAAAGCAGTTAATATACCTGTTAAGCTAGGAATTTTTCCTGCCATCTGTTCTAACATACCAGGAACTCTAGCTGCTTCAAAATTAGATTGTGCTCCTGTAAATCTTTTCATAAAATTTCTAAACTTAGAACCAATACCTGTTTCAGGTTCCATTTGCATTCTTTCATCATACATGTCTGCAATCTCTCTCATTGGTACACCTGCAATACTATTTACTCCAAGATCTAATGAAGAACCAAATAAACGATCCCCTAATGTAGAGGGACCTAACTGACCTTGCATGTATTCCTTAGGTCCTGCCCTCATAACTTGTCCTTGTGGACCAAACTCAAAACCTAAAGCAGTAGGATTAATCTCATACATACCACCTGGTCCGTATTCTTTTGGATCTGCAAACACACCACGTCTAGTAAATTTGGGAGTAAATGATTCGTAGCCTCTAACATCATTTCCACCACCCATATTAGGTAGCGCAGTTACAACACCTCCTGTAACTGGTGCTGTTGTAGTAGGTGCACTAAGATTAGGATCACCAAGTCTAAATCTTTCTTGAGGTATAAAACTATAACCTTGATTATAGATTGCTTGATCTCCTGCGTTATAGAATGCTACCATTATTGTGAGTAACTCCCATTTTTGTAACCAATCTCACGATTAGCATCTTTTAATTTTTCAATATCTTGTAATACTTTATCCATTTGTGTTCTTAAAAATTGTATATTTACTTTGTTCAACGCCATGTCTTCAACATGTTTGTTAATTTTGTCTGTGGTTTTATAAAGATCTTCGATCATCATAAACTGCTCAGAATCCGCGGGCAATGAACCTAGTTGTCCACGTGGCCACTTAATTCTAAACTCTGTATTTTCTTCAAGATCTTTTTCCATAATCTGTATACGAGTGTCTGCAACATTGAGACGCTCTATAATTTGAAAGTAACCCATTGTGCCGAGTGCTACGATGATTATCAACGAAGCTACCGTCTTCATTGGCATTTGCACTGCCGCTTCTTCAGATATGTTTAATGGTTTCTTACTCATCTTTATCAGAAGATGCACCTAACGATGGCATCTTAGCTACCTTTATTTTAACAGATCTTGTTATATGTTCTCTTTGTGTATCTGTATCTGGGTTGTTAATATCGTCCTCAGCCTCTTGGTCTGAGCCATACTCATAGTTTGTTTGTGTATTTCTTAATACAATTTCAGCCTCACATTGAACTACTGGTACTTTCTTACCATCTACTTCTATATATTCGACTGATCCTTCTTCTTTAAAAGCCATAATTATTCCCTGTTTATTTGTAGCACAGAAAGCATAATATGTAACCTGTTTCCTGTGGCTGCTGTTGCTTTAATTATCTCACTTTCTTGTAGCACAATAGGGCTAGAAAGTAGTTCTACTGTTTGATTAGCAGATATAGCCTTAGTTTTAAACAAACTAAAGACGTTTGCTGACGCATCTGTCAGCGTCAAAGTTATAGAATCCGCGTTCCCCGAGTCCTCAGATACTAATATTGATTTTACTATACCAGTTGTTGATGCAGGAACTGTATACACAGTAGTTACACCATTAGTTGTTAAGTCTTTTTTAGCGTTTGTAAATACGTTAGCCACCTATAAACCAGGACACTCGTTCCTGCTCCTGTTTTACTTCATCCAAAAATGTAGTATTTAATTGGTCCTTCATAATTGTCAAAGCTCTGTTAATTTGTTTTTGGTTTGATACATCATATTCTTCTTTTGGTTCTGGTAATCTTATATTTATTTTAGTCATTATCTTCTACCATCTGGTTGCACATCTAGTTTAAGAGTACCAAATCTCCAAGACTCACTAGCTGTATCGTTTTCTATTTTAATATTTATATATCGTCCTCTAGCTCTAGTATCTTTTTTAATTGTAGTAGAGTTAATTGTAAAAGGACTCAATGCTGTATTAATTTGAGTTTCTTGTGGGTATCTTTTTATACCCAATGTTACTTTTGCATTACCTTGTAATGATTTAAAATCAGGCACAAATCTTCTCATTTTCATAAATACTTCACCAGCAACAGCAGGAGCTATTGGGTTTCTAGATCTTTGTTCTATATCTATGTCGTATGATTTTATAAATGATGTGACTGATGTAGTTGTACCGTTTGGATTTACTTGATCTGTGCCTACTTCATGTTCAAATAATGTTGTTTGTCCTAGTCCTGATTGACCTACAATTGCAGGAAACGTACCTGAAGAATTTACATCATACTTAGTTGCAAAAGGTTTTGGATATATAGTTGCATCTACCCAGCTAGTTCTGGATTCTGTACCTGTATACCAAACACCACCTACAACTCTAGTCAAAGCAGATTCACCAAAATTAAGCACAACATATTTATCATTATAATCAGAACCCGCGCTTGGATACCACCAAACAACCTCTGTAAATAAATTATTTAATCCTGCATTTATTTGTTGTCCTTTTGTAGTGTCGATATTTTCAAACACATGGTCTTCTACAGTGCACGGTAATGATTTTACTGTACCATCAAATGCAAAGAAACCTTTAGGTGACATCCAGTAAGCAACACCATCAACTTCAACACATGCATTCTTACCTATTAAACCACAGTTTGTTCCTACTTGTTCAAAGCCAAATGTAAACGGAGCTCCAACAAACTTCATGGTATACAATGCATTATCTGTAAAAATTAGAATAGTTTCTTTTGCTTTTAACACACCCATAATTTTTGTACCATCTTGTAGTCTTTGTGTGCCTGCAGTGTTTGTTGCAGTGGGTGCATATGTATTAATCGCTTCTTGGTCAGAGAATCTTATAAACATGTCATCTTGTGTAGCTGTGTTACCAATAGTTGTTTCAGTTGCAAGATGTATTAAGTGTCTAGTTGTTGGTGATACAAGTGTGATTCTACTTGCTGTTGGGTTATTGTTAGTTTCAAAACTTGTTGTTGTAGTTGATGCACGATTAGTTAATGCAGATGCAGCACCGCC